CCTCCGGCAGAAGCAGAAAAAGCTTATTATGCTTCCATCGGAAACGATGATCTGGCAGCCTGAGTTCACAGATAAAACACTCTCCAGGAAACCCGGGGCGGTTCACACTTCGTATTATCATCAACCTTGTCAAACCGCCGATTCATCTCATCCATAATCTTGTCAAAGCGTTTATCCATCGCTTCGGTAAGCTCACCCTTCAGGCTGTTAATGTCTGATTTGAGCTGCTCTTTCAGGTTAGCTGTATCAGATTTAAGCTCACCTTTCAGATTCGCAATATCGCATTCAAGATCACCTTTCAGATGTGCTATGTCTGCTTTGAGTTCACCTTTCACCTCACCAACATCGGCTTTAGTTGAGAGGTTTGTAGTGCGTTCAGCAAGCGTCGCAAGGTCGTTTCTTGTTAGCGATAAATCACCTTCGAGCCGCTCAATTCGCCTTTCAAGTTTATCTGACATTCCGCCTCCACTACTGCCGCCATCGCCACCATGATAAAGCACATCACGCTCAGAATGCGACACACTACCTGCTGAATTACCGAAAAGATTTCTTGCTACATTACCCATTATCACCATCCTGCGCTTTGTCTTTCTCCAACCACTTCAGCACCGCAGACGTACGATAAAGGCTCAGGTAACCACAATTCAGGCAATGCAGCGTGTAATAAGTTTTGCGCATATCAGGTATGCTCTTAACATCACCCAAAAAAGCATAAGATACATAATGCTTTATGTTCTCTTTAATTAACTCACTCTGCTCCTCCAGGGGTAGATTGTTAAAATTTTCTGGTTTCTTATTTTTATCCCAGCAAAGATCCATACTTTCTGGAACAGATAATCGCGACGATCCACATGAAGGGCAGACACTGGAGACCCCCTTCTCAGACAAGAAACGGAAGAAGATTTCTGGCGTAATCTCCATCAGCCGCTCTTTATGTTTTTTGACACGACTCATCGACTTCTTATTGATTTCATCAGCTTCTTCTTTGCATTTATCTTCTATATATTTCGATAGTAAATAGTCATATAACTCTTTTTTTGTAGGTTTTTTTATTTCCATAGTTACATTCCTCCCAAGGGATTAAACCTCACCGCATCCTGCAAGTAATCCGGCGCAAGATGGGCATAAATCATCGTTGTCTGAATCTTTGCGTGCCCCAGAATTTTCTGGAGCGTCAGAATATTGCCGCCGTTCATCATGAAATGACTGGCGAAGGTGTGGCGCAGCGCATGAACAGCCTGGCCGTCAGGAACATCAGGTGCGACCGTTTTGATGACATCGCGAACCAATGAATAATCCAGCGTCGGAAACACCAGTTTCCCGCCCCGTTTTTTGATCTTTTCAAACAGGCTTTCAGAAATAGGAACGGTACGGTTTTTGCTGTTCTTCGTTTTTGAAAAAGTGATTCGACAATGAAGAACACGGCGCTGCTCCAGTGCCGCTACCTCGCCCCATCGCGCCCCGGTCGACAGAAGGATTTCGACGGCCAGCCGTTCATCGGGATTTTCAGCCAGTGCATCCAGCAACTGAACACATTCAGACTTACTCAGATATCCCATTTCACGCTCGTTAACCTTCATTCCTTTAAGGCCTTGAACGGGGTTATCGTTAAGAAAATGGCCGGATGAGATGAGTGCGGTAAACATCGCGCTTAACGCCCCAATCTCTCGATTTATGGTGCTGGGCTGTATCCCCTGCTCTATCCTGGACACACGTAGCTCGGTGAGCATCGTTGTATTAAGTTTATGCACGCACGGGTCATCCATTGCCTCACTCAAGCGCAGCAATTTAAGGCGCGTGTTATGCCCTGACTTCATTAGCTGGCCGTGGTATTTCCACCACAAGTCAATAAGCACTGACAGCGGACGGCGATCAATGGAGTTTCCTTTCCACTCATTGTTATGCTGTTGCGCCAGCACCCACCGCTCATATAAAACTGCATCCGATTTCGTTTTAAATTTTTTGCGAATGCGTTTGCCTTTACGCCCCTCAGGACGCATGTCAAGAAGATACCCTCCCGGAATTGATTTTATGCTCATTCGTGAAGCCCCAGCGTTACAAGACCACCATGCCCCCAGCGTTCCATGATTAGCCGGGCTGTGTGCCAGTCTTGCGGGATTTTTGAGAAGACGATGTGTTTTCTGGCCCATCAGGGGAGAGAGAAGGACTGATCTGCCCAGCAGCCTCATTTGTTTCGTTACTCATCAACCACGTAGTGTATTTTTTAAATTCCGGGTGCATTGTGATTTTCAGTAAAACCTCCGTTCCCACACCTCGAATACCAGTCTCGTATTGCTTAACCGTACCAACCGCAATACCTATTGAATCCGCGAACTTTGCCTGACTAAGCCCCTCAGATTCTCGAATTGCTTTTAGCTTCTTTGATATCTCTATTGACATGGTGTGCACCTGAATACTATATTGGTTATCAGTTGAGTACCACTTGACGCTACAAAGAGCCACAAATAGCACCAGATTGAATAGGTTATCACACCATGGCAAAAGTCCTTAACACATACGAACAAGCGGATTTTGAGCGTTTGGCGGCGTTCTACCCATACCGTAATGAACATGGGCTACCGGTACTTGAAGAAAGCCTAGAGGATTATGCGAAACGCACAAATCAAAGCATTCTCGCTGTAAGAAGGCAGGCTGATAGATCGGTAATTCCCGTTACTCAAGAAGGAAGAAACACAAAACGCAAAGTAAATCTCTTCGCAATTTTCCTGAAAACCATCAGAAACGCAGAGAAATACGTGCAGATGACAAAATAACGAGGTGTCATTTTATGCTGAAACAACGCCGTAATTTTTGTACCGGAACAGAACGCCACGCTAACCGTTTCACTACCAGTGCATCACGCAGCAACATCCGCTACAGCCTGAGTGATACACACGCAACGCCGGATGGCTACCCAGTAAAACAAATCGGCGAGCACGCCTGGCTGATTGAGAAAGCTGGAATCGTGATCCACAAATGCCCACGCAATCCGTTTACCGGAAACCGCATTTTTGCACTGAGCTGTGGCGACAATCAGTTCGGGCAGGATTTCACATTATACGAAGCACTTCGCACGGTTGATCGTCTGCTTCGCGGGCAAAGTTTTATTAAACAGGCTGATTTATAACAGGTGCTTTATGACCAAAGACAATGCACAAGGTGTATTTATCCGTTTTATTGATTTTCGCGGTGAACTGTTATTACGTGCATCCGCTATTGACGGAGTGACTCCGGCGGGTAAAAACGGAGCCGACGAAGCCACTTACGTTTATCTGAACGGCACGCGACTGCTTGTGGAACTTCCGTACCAGACCGTACGAGAAATCATCAGCGAAGCTGAAAAGGCACGCCAGGTTAATGGCGATGAACCCTATATCGAAATTATTTGTATGGATTCAGAAGCTGAAATACAGAAAGCAGATTAAAGGGCGTTGTGATGGGCAAAGAATATAAAACTCTCATTAACAAAGCACTTGAGCGTTTTTATTTTCGCTTAAGTGCATCAGGCGCTCATGCTGAACGTGCGGCCCGTGACTCATTGACCAGAGCAATCCGAAGTCTGTATGACGTGGCTTTTTACGCTGATGATCTGGATGCACTTAACGAACTTTCCGAGCTGATCTGTGCCGCAGAATGCGGGGAACATATTGAACCGTATAAGCTGGGAAATATCGCATGAGTATATTTATTTCATGGCTTGTTCTGATTATTTCGGTGGTCTGCGCCATTGGGATTATGCGAATTATTAATTCAGTAAAAAAGATTGAACGCTTTTTCACTGAAGAATAACCGCGCAAATAAGACCCCAGGTTAAATAAGAAAATGTGAAAACAATCCGCATTCGCGGAGGTATTCGCACACGCCAAGGAGGCGTAATGGCAATTAAGCATTTTCCTGTCGTTCGTTTCACCTCCAGAGGACGTGAATACGAAGTTGACGAACGCCTGATTACCACAATCGACAAACACCGTTCAGAAAAGGATGCACATCACATCTATCTCACTGACGGCACTTACTTCTGCGCCACCAACGTGGTGCAGGTGAATCTTATCAGACAGGTACAGGAGTCACGCAGATGACCATTCTGGACTACATCGCTGCCAATCCGGGTTGTAGCAGTGGAGAAATCGCCGCAGCACTGAATACACCAACCACAACCATTAATGCGGAGCTACGCCGTCTCTGGCGCAGCGGTTTAGTCACAAGAAAAGAGCGCAAAACAGGCGGTCGCTTTTCTTATCAGGTAAACCTGATGCCGTTTGGGTGTAGCAACCCACTAACCCAGATGTTCAACCAGCTACTGAGGGAAATCAGAGCATGAGCACCTCCAACTGCCGGAAACCACGTCGGGCTTCAGCAGCTCATCCGGCAGCAAAACAAACTCCATTAATTCCTGTTCCGGGCCTTTCCTGCACCTTGCGGCGGGAGGCCTTCGCACATCTGTAACAAGAGGATTGCCGCAATGATTCTCGCCAACGACTTTCTTGAATACCTGCTCAACACAGAGCGTGATCTTGCCGCTCGCGTGCGTGATCGTTATGACATGTACCTGAAATCCCTGCCTGTACCGCAGCTCGCTGACGGAAAGATTGTTATTGATGGTCGCTACATGATTGACAGCCACGAGGGAAATTACAGGCTTTACCGCATTGAAGGTGGCACCCCGTCCGTTATTGGCATTTACCAGCGCCCATCCTCTGCAATCGTCGATGTGATTGCCGACAGCATCCGCATCACACATCGCCATGCCGACACAGAAGACACCGTGCTGGAAATTCAGCGGCTGGCTACAGTCTGCCGCGACACCCTGAATGGCATGACGAAGTAAATCACTATGACGGCAGAGTACATCAGGGACTGGCAACAACCGCGCCACGCAGTGGGGCGTGAAGGAACGGGGATCCCCGCTCCTGAATCCGCGCTTTCCTCCTGGCTGGATGCCCACCGGGCAGAGAACGAGCGCCGCCAGGAAATGGCTGATGCGGCGTTCTCCGCCACGCCACTGGGCAACCTGATTAATAAAAGCCTGGACGCACAGGAAAAACAGGACAAAACCATCACACTGGCAGGAGACGCCAGAAAACAGGCACGCGGCGCGGTGGATGAAGCCATGGCCTCGCTGCGCCTGCTGCCGTCCTATCTGCGCGATCCGCTTATTCGCCACCTCTCCTTCCTGCGCAAAAAACAGGAAGCCGATCGCCGGAAAGGCAAAAAGAGCTGGCAGGCGGAACGCTATGCACGCGGAACCCTGCGCAAAATATTCGAACGTCTGGATCGCACTGACGGACACTGGCTGACACCGGGTTATCGCTCCCTTGCCGGACGCGAACGCCTGGACGATTTGCTTTACCTGCCGCAGCTCAACAAACACCAGATACAGACGCTGGCCACCATGACGGCGGCGATGTTCAGCAGCACCTTCGAAAAACTCTGCGATGGCTTTGGCGCGACCGATGGCGAACTGACCATGGATGTAACGCTGAAGGCGTATCAGATGCTGGCCCGCATGGCGTTACACCTGCACATCATGCCTCCACATTATGACGCACTGACAACAGATAAAGACCGGAGGAACGAACCGGACACGGAGCTGCTGCCGGGCACAATCCTTCGCCTGACCTGTGCGGAATGGTGGAAACGCAAACTGTGGCTGTTACGTTGCGAGTGGAGAGAAGAACAACTCCGCGCCGCCTGTCTGGTTTCCAGAAAAACATCACCCTATCTGAGCCAGGACGCGTTAAGCGAGTTTCGCGCACAGCGCGAGAAAACACGCGATTTCCTGAAAAGTTTCATGCTGGAAAATGAAGACGGGTTCACGATTGATCTCGAGACGGTGTATTACGCGGGAGTAAGTAACCCGGTTCACCGTAAAGCAGAAATGATGGCCACCATGAAGGGACTGGAACTTCTGGCCGAAGCCCGTGGCGACAGAGCGGTGTTTCTGACCGTCACCTGCCCGTCAAAATACCACGCAACAACGGAGAACGGTCATCCGAACCCCAAATGGAACGGGGCCACCATGCGCGACTCCAGCGATTACCTGGTTAACACGTTTTTTGCGGCGGTCCGCAAGAAACTGAACCGCGACGGCCTGCGCTGGTATGGCATCCGCACGGTGGAGCCTCACCATGACGGCACCGTGCACTGGCATATGATGGTCTTTGCTCATCCGGAAGAAATCGACACCATTGTGTCCCACACCCGCGATATTGCCATTCAGGAAGATCGTCACGAGCTGGGCGATGACATAACTCCGCGCTTTAAGGCGGAGTATGTAGACGGCTCAAAAGGCACGCCAACCAGCTACATCGCCACCTACATCGGGAAAAACCTGGACAGCCGCGCCGTGGATGGCATCGACCCGAAAACGGGCAAGCCACGCGTTGACCACGAAACCGGAAAATCAATGGCCGAGAGCGTGGAACGCGCCATCGGCTGGGCGCGCCTTCACCGGGTCCGCCAGTTCCAGTTCTTTGGCATCCCCTCCCGCCAGGTATGGCGTGAACTGCGCCGCCTTGCCAGCCAGATGGCACGCAACCCGGAAGGCCCGCAACGGCTGAAGGATGACGCAATGGATGCGGTTCTTGCCGCCGCTGATGCCGGATGTTTTGCCACCTACATAGAGAAACAGGGCGGCGTACTTGTTCCACGCAAAGACTACCTGATTCGCACCGCCTACGACCTCGCCGATGAGCTGAACGATTACGGCGAACAGAGCGTACAGATTTACGGGATCTGGTCACCACTCATCGGGGAATCCTCCCGTGTGTGCACGCATCCGGATAACTGGAAGCTGGTAAGACGCAAACCGGAAGCGGAAGACAGCGCCCGCGAAAATGGTTTTGACCTTCAGGGCGGCCCTGCCGCCCCTTGGACTCGTGGCAATAACTGTCCCCGTGTACAGGAAACGGACAACAACGGGACAAAACAGCCGGAAGAACGGCCAGCACCGTGGCCGCAGCTCCCTGACGGCGTTGATGTGGATGAATGGATGCGCTCACTGAAACGGCACGAACGCCGGGCGCTGATGCGTTCGCTTCGTGACAAACAGGCAAAAAACAGCAGTGATGAAATGCAGAGCTGGACACAGAGCCGCAAACAGCAGCGGCCTTTGCCTGATAACCACGAATTACTCGCTAAAGAATGGCGGGAGTCTGCTGAATCTCTCGGTCTGCATATCGGTGAACAACAGATGCAGCACCTGTTACGGGGCGGCAGTCTGTACGTTGACGGCAGCATCATTGCACCGCAGGGATTTGAAATTGTACGCAAACCGGATACCCGCCCGGACAGCCGAATCACGCAGCTCTGGCAGCGCCTGAGCCGTAATCATGGCGTAAGCAGCACGGAGATCCGCCATAACCCGGTCGCCAGCTATCTGACACAGCTGGGGGCATCAGACCCTGAAGCCGCCGCACGCCTGGCATCCACACTTCAGCAGGACCAGAACACCATGAAAACACCCGTTACCGTGCTTTCTGACATGCTGCGCGCCATCCGCGACGCAGAGCACGCACAGAGAATCAGTGAAACCACTGAACGCGCCAGCCGCAAAGCAGACCTGCTGCGGGGTGGCCTGACCAGTGGAAACAAAAAACAGACAGAAACGGGACTCACGAATCCCGTAAATGAGCAAAAAACGCGCAGCGATATATGAAGCGCGCACAAAACAGGCAAAAACGGGATTTCAGAATCCCGTAAACGATTAATTAATCAACATAAGGAAAAGCGACATGAAAATTTGTATCGACGACGGCTCCACCAACATCAAGCTGGCATGGACTGAGAACGGCGAACGCCGCAACGCCATCAGCCCGAACAGCTTCAAGTCGGAATGGTCTGCGCCGTTCGGTGGCACGCAGCCCGCGAACTACATGCTTGATGGCGTGCGCTATGGTTTTGATCCGGTCAGCGATCGCTTTGTCCAGACGACCGACACGCAATACCAATACAGCGATGTGAATGTCATTGCCATTCATCACGCGCTGGTCAAATCAGGCATCACACCACAGGAGGTGGATGTGGTTGTCACCCTGCCACTGAGCGAGTATTTCGACACAAACGCACAGCCGGACATGGCCAACATCAACCGCAAAAAAGCGAACGTTATGCGCCCGGTGGAGTACCAGAACGGCGAAGCATTCACTATCCGTAACGTGCGGGTTATGCCTGAATCCATTCCGGCTGGCTTTAAGGCACTGGCTGACATGAGTCCGTTTGAATCCCTGCTGATTGTGGATTTGGGCGGAACCACGCTGGATGTGGCAAAGGTTCAGGGGCAACTGGCAGGTATCAGCCAGGTGTTTTGCGATCCACACGTAGGCGTTTCTCTGATGGCCGATGCCGTACTGGCGGTGATGGCCACTAACGGTATGCGCACCAGTCACCACATCGCCAATACCATTATCGAACATCGCCATGATGAAGCCTGGCTGCGCCAGCACATCCACAATGACGCGCATTACGCCAGCCTGATGGCGGTTATTCGTGAAAAGGAAGAAACACTGAAACAACGCGTGATCCGCGCGCTGGCGGTTTTTTCGGGTTACGGGCGGGTGATGGTTGTCGGTGGAGGGGCGGAGATTGTGGCACCCGCTATCCGCGAAGCCTGCGGAGTTAATGCGACTTTCATCGCGGACGGGGTGCCACAGTTTGCTCTGGTTAATGGGCTGTACGCAATGGACAAGGAGTAAACCAATGACGACACCAACCAGACGGATAAGTTTCTATCTGAAGCCTGCGGCCGTCAAGAACGAAAGCGAAGCATGCGCCTGGCTGGACAGCCTTACACCAGAAGCCCGCAAAAGCGGCCAACGCGTGGCTTTTCTGGCCGGGCTGGCACTTCTGAAAATGAATCCAGCAGAGGCTTACCGACTGGCTGCATGGGCTGACGATGAGGCGTTATCAGTGACACAAACCAGGACAGAATGCCCCGCGTCACAGCCAGTATCAACCGCACAGATAACCAGTCAGATGGCCGGAAATATCCGGGCATTATTTCCCGAATAACACAACATCAGGGCGCATCCGCCCTGATGACTTTAATCCGGGAACATAAACAAGGGGGACAAAATGCAACACATTGACAGAGAAAAAGGAAAAAAAGCATGAACAGAAAACAGAAACAAGAGTTGAAATACTTCTTACGTAAAGAAATTGCCAGGCTTGAAGATGCAGAGTCACAATCATCAGAAATTCCGTTCGGAATGGATATCAACGACGCCCGTATGCTTCAGGCATACCGTATAGCTCAGGCTGCACTACAGACAAAACCGTTAAATAACATACATGAAAAGTATGATTATTTTACGGATACCGCTTGCTGACATCTGAAGAACAAAAGATAGCCCAACTTTTAGGCGACGCATGGAACCTGTATTTAACATTGCCAGTTGAGCATCCAATGGGTAGAGATGAATTTTGCCGGGCAATTCATCATTGCCAAAATATGATGTTGGCACGCCCGGCCATCAGGACGCTGGCCAGGAAGGGGCAAGGCTATAAAAGATAAGTAAAACGCCCTCCTCCATGGCGTTTATTTCAATGCACAATAGTGCACAAATTTGCACAATTTTTTTGAACGACTTTTTGCCCTTCCGGCCCGCGTTGCGGCTGGATCCGTCAAGGATCCGTGCGTGCACAAAAAAACGCGCTTTTTCTGCGCGCAGGTGACGGGGGAACAGCCCGCGTTTCAGGGGGTAAATAGCATTCCCTGAACGATGTCGCAGCGACACAACAGAATGGCTGTATTTCTCACGCTGAGCGTGAAAAAGGCGTGAGGGCTTTTGATTTGATGGGGTGAAAGGTAAGGCCGTCAAAATCGCACTGAGGCGGCGAGAACATACAGTCAACGCGGTGGGATTGCGTAAGAGTCTGACCGTCGATGGTGGCGATAAACTGGAAGGCGTCGTGAAATTATCTGACTGATACAGGAGCTGGAGAGTCGGGGCATAAATTTTTTATGCCCCGGCGAAGCAGCAGACAAGCGAAGCGCGTCAGGATGTGGGCTGGGTGTCTAACAGTGCGTAAGGGTTAAAGCGGATCACCTCTTCGCCAAGCCAGTCATTGATGTGCTTCATGGCCTCCATGACGGGCATCAGCTCGTTAATTGCGTAAACCCGCGCAGCCTTCTCCACATCACCAAACGCACTTTTTTCGCCCGGCATCGCCCCCATCAGTTGCGGCGGAACGCGGTGCGCAGCCAGCACATCATCACGGGATGCCGCCTTAACATTCATGAACTCATCCTTTGCGGTGATCTGCTGGAACGGCAAAATTTGCACCCCCTCTTTGCCCCCGTTGGGCGCATGGATGAGCACGTTTTTAAACGCACCACCACCACGCGCACCCTGTAACGTTTCTTTCAGGGAGTCCATGCTTTCGCGGTTTACCTGCGCTGCACCGATGTAGATGATGCACCCGGCGTGGGATCCATTGTCGTAATACAGTTTTCTGAACATGTCCGCCGAATGAGACAGGCTGGCCGAGAGTAATGCGCCAAGATATTCCGGCATGCCGTAAATTTCCTGGTTAATGTCCGGATTCATCAGGTGGCACACTTTGCCAGGGCGAAACTGAAACGCGTCCTTGCCATCCTGCACATACCACCATGATTCAAGATCGCTTCCGCGTCGCATGTATTTCGCCAGTGCGTGCCGTAATTTAAGTGGTTCGCCGAGCATATTGCTCCGAAGCTCAAGGAATGCGTTACCGAACACAAACCAGTCCAGCGCCAGCGCCGAGAAATCCTGCCGGGAAAGCAGCGGGTGCGGGATGTAGCAACCGAGCAATACATTGCGCTTAAAGTAAAGCGCAGACTGATGCCAGGACGTTTGCCGGGCGGCTCTTGCCAGACCGTACCAGTCCACCGGGGTTTCATACCACCGCCCGTTATCAGCACAGTACATATTGTCCAGCAGGTCATGCCCGGTCAGGCGATAAGGACCATCAAATGTGAATGCACTGAGCGATGATTCTTTCCTGAGCGCATCAGCGAGATCAATGCGTGAACTCATGCGCACTTTTTTATTTTTTCTGCTCATCAGAACTCCATAACCGTGAAACGCTCGTTTTCTCCTTCGCCGCCAATCGGTTCGTTAATGACAGCAAGCATGGTTGCCCACGCAAGGTCGCCGTGGCTGATCCCCCTCGCTCGGTCCGTTTCGTAAGTGATAAAGCCGCCCGGTGTTTTCACCTTACGCACGGCGTTAAAGGCCGCGACCAGCTCGCGTTCGGCGCGATCGTATTCCCACCGCCCGGCACGCATTATTTGCAGCATTTTCAGTGCCAGCGACCGTTTTGATGACAGCGTGAAGGTGTACGGAATAGCAGCAGGGAAAAACCGCTTCACTATCTGATAAACAGCCTCCCCGTTCCCGCCCGTCACATCAATGCCGATGTGTTCCACGTTGTAGCGATACGTGAACTCTTCAATGACTCTGGCCTGCTCTTCAAACTCCAGCCCCTGAACGCGTCGAGTCTCCACCGTTCGAAAACGGCCACCAGGAACAGCCGGAGGAACCACAACGGACACAGCGCCGCTGTCGCCGTTGCCACTACTGCCGTTTGCGTCATACCCAATCCATACCGGACGATTCCCCATCGGTCGGGGAGCAAAAGGTTTCCAGTCTTTCCAGTCGTCGTATCCGTCAACACCGCAGCCAATCAGGATATTCAGGTTAAATGCCGATTCCCCTTCGCGGACAAACTCACACATATAGAGATTGAGGAACTCGTCTTCGGTGTTTTCATCACGAATTTCGTCGATATCGGTGTGTTTCCAGCCGTGATTAACCACATCTTCCAGCGTGACAATTTGCCGCCACGTCCGGTCAGGGCAGATAAGCCTGTTATGCAGCGTTTTCCAGTCCACAGAAAAACGCTGGCGTTTATGCGAGGCCTTTTTCTCGTTCCAGCGGTCGCCATTCCAGTAGGCGTATGCCTCGTGCGTTTCGGTGGATGGCGTGGAGAAGTAGGTGCGCCGCAGTCCGCTGAGGGTTGCCATAGCGCCAGCCACCTTGCGCAGTTCAGCAAAGCGACTGACCCAGAAAAATTCATCAAAATAAAAATTGCCCGTATAGGACTGTGCCGACGCAGCAGAAGTGCCGAGAAAATGCAGCTCTGCGCCGTTGGAGAGGATGATTTTATCGCCCCCTTTCAGCTCCACATCAACTTCAGCCGCGGCCTTCTGAATAATGCTTTTAAACTGGAACGCCTGACGACGCGACGCAGACAAAAAAATCTGGTTACGCTGGTAAGGTTGCGCCACATCGTCACGCAGCGCCATCAGCAGCGCTTCCTGTGCAAAATACCAGGTCGCCCCAATCTGTCGGGATTTCAGGATCATCCTGTTACGTATCCCGGCTTCCCTGCAAAGGGTCAGGGAGTCAAACCAGCCCCGCTGATGCCACTCCAGCCTGCTGATGATTTTTTCCCGCAGTGCGGCAATCTGTTCCGGCGTGAAATGATTTTTGAGTTTTTTCGCCCGGCCTTTCTTTCCTGCGGCCATCACATCCGGCTGGCCATCATGCAGCTTTTTAAGCTGCCGGGTCAGCAGGTCTATTTCCTTAAAGTCACCGCCTGTTTTATTCTGTTTTTCAGTAAGCTGGATGAGGCGCGCATCGATGGACTGCGTGACACGCTGCACGGGTGGCGTTTCATCCCACTGGTCACGTTTTTTCCACGCATAAATCGTGTTCGGGTTTATTCCCATCAGACGTGATATTTCTGCGGGCGGATAACCCTGCCAGTAAAGTTGCCGCGCACGCTGGCGCACAAAAGCGTCCTGAATCATTGCTCCCCCTGAGTAATTACAGGAAGATTACCCGCGCGCGAAACTGTTCTCCTTAACCCCCTGTTCTGGCCGTTTTCTTACAACAAAAACCCTTTGTATCAGCCTGTTACGCTTTGCCATCATGACTGAAGAACCAGTCAGAGGGGCAAAAACTATGGCTAATGAAAAAAAGACATCCCGCAAAAAGTTTCGCGTGGCTGTCTCCGGATCAACTGTTGATGGCCGTGAAATCAGTCCGGTGCATCTGCGTGAAGCCGCCGAGAACTTCAACCCGGATGTTTACGCTGCCCGCGTGAACGTTGAGCACTATCTCTCGCCATGCCCGTCAAGCGAATTTTCCGCAATGGGCGATGTCACCGCACTGAGTACGGAAGACATTACGGAAGGTCCGCTGGCCGGACGTACTGCGCTGTATGCAGAAATCGAACCGACCGAGCGCATGAAGCAGCTTGTCGCGGACGGCAAGAAAATCTATTCCAGTATCGAACTGCACCCGCAGTTCTCCGTTAACGGGCGCGCCTATCTGGTCGGGCTGGCGATGACCGACACCCCGGCAAGCCTGGGCACTGAGCGCCTGAAATTCACGGCACAGCAACGTCAGGCGGTGATGACGTTCAACAGTATCCAGGGTGAAGCGCCGCTTATCTCCGAAGCCATCGAGTCTGAAATCATCGAAATGGCAGAACAACGCCAGGAAGAAGGCACCCAGTGGTTTAACCGCGTAATGGGGATTATTGGCCGTGGCCGCAAAGCGGATGACGCCAGTTTTTCCCGTATTCAGGAAGCGGTGGAAGGCGTCGCAACGTCACAGGCCGACATTATCGACCGTTTTAATGTGCTGGAAACCCGCCATCAGCAGGACAGCCAGAAAATTACGTCACTGACCACAGAGCTGGCAGCACTGAAGGAAAAACTGCGCACGCAGGACGGCGATCCGCAGAACCGGTTCACCGCAACAGGTGCAGCCTCCGACCAGCTGGCTGACTTCTGATAAGACAAAGGAGCAAATTTTTTATGAATCTGGTGATGTCAGATATTACCCGCAACAAGCTGGGTTGCTATATGGCGCAGCAGGCGTCGCTTAATAATATTCCGGTTTCCGCACTGGTATCGCGATTTACCGTGGAACCCTCGGTGCAGCAGCGTTTTGAAAACGCCTCAAAGGAAAGCACCGAATTTACAAAAAGAATTAACGTGATCGGCGTGACCGACCAGAAAGGCGAAAAAATCCTCCTGGACACCACCGGGCCAATTGCACGCACGAATACCAGTTATGACGGCACAAAACGCCGTAACCCGAATAACGTGGTTGATCTGAAAAACCGCAAATACCAGTGCGAACAGGTGAACTACGACACGTTTATTTCATATCCGCAGCTTGATGCCTGGGCGGCACATCCTGATTTTCAGTCCCGCATCAGCGCACAGATTGCCCGACAGGTGGCGCTTGACCGCATCATGATCGGTTTCAACGGCACGTCTCACGCGGATGAGTCCAACTTCAGCACCAACAAGCTGCTTCAGGACGTTAACGTGGGATGGCTGGAGCACATCAGAACCGACGCCAGCGAACGCGTTATGAATGACGTGACGCTGACCTCCCGCAACATGGACAACACCGTGGCGCACGCGGGTAAGTATGCGAACGCTGATGCACTGGTACAGGACGCGCGTTCATCCCTGCTGGATGAATGGCACAAGGAAGCTGACGACCTTGTGGTGATTATGGGGCGCAACCTGTTTAACTCGCTGCGTCTGCCCGTGCTGAACAGCATCAGCGGCCAGAATCCCAATGCGGAATTACTTGCCGGGCAGCTCATCCTGTCATCGCGCACCATTGGCGGGCTGGGCGTGTTCCTTGCGCCGTTCTTCCCGGATGCAACGATGCTGATCACCTCGTTCAACAACCTGTCGATTTACTGGCAGAAAGGTTCAATGCGTCGCCTGATGAAAGACGAGCCGGAATACAACCGCATCGCCACCTACCAGTCCATCAATGACGCTTATGTCGTTGAAGACTATGGCAAGTGCGCGATGGTCACTGGCCTGAAGTTCGCCGACAGCTAATCAACTCACGGCGGGCATCATGCCCGCCAGTAACGGAGAGAACAAATGATTACTCCTGCACAGCAACACTGGCAGAACGTGATGGCACAGCGCGCAGGCCGGGCGAATGAAGGCGTGGACCACGCCGCGCGTACCGCGCATGAAGAGGTGCTGTATCGTCTGCGTCTGGCACAGGCCCGGCTTAAGGGTGTACAGGCCAGAAGCGCGAAAGCCGCCATCAAAAAAGAGTTGTTGCCGGATTTTTCCGGCTGGATTGAGGGAACGCTGGAGGCTGACGGCGGGCAGCAGGATGAAGTGATTGCCACGCTGATGGTGTGGGCGATTGACTGTGGCGATCTTCCGCTTGCGCTGCGTATCGGCGCGTATGTGGTCCGTCACAACCTCATCATGCCGGATAACTTTGGCCGTACTGCTGCCACGGTACTGACCGAAGAAATCTGTAATCCGGTACTGACGCAGGCCGGGACGGATGCCGACGCGGATTTGTCCGCCTTTATCGAACCACTGGACACCCTCCGGGAGATTGTCACCGACCAGGACATGCCGGACGAAGTGCGCGCCAAATTATGCAAAGCGTGCGCCTTTGCCCGCCGTGGCCTGAGTGATGCGGACAGCATGGCCCTGTCACTGAAGCTGCTGCGCGAAGCAATGCACCTGAACCCGAACGCAGGTGTGAAACGCGAGATTGCAACCCTTTCCCGCGCCCTGAAAAAAGCCGATTCCGCAGCCGCACCAGAAGACGCCAGCGCACAGCAGGCGCAGGACGAAAGCAGCAAAAGTAAAAAGACAACGCGGAAGCCTGCAACACGAAAAACCACCGCGACGCAGAAGGCGAAGCGCGGTTAACGACTGACCCCGTCAGCGGGCGGCGTGCGCGGTGTTCCGGTTTGACTCCGTGACCGTTTACACCGCGCACCCACCGCCCGATTTTTTCAGGAGTGAACCCCATGAGTATGGTTGCCAGAACCAACCCCGGACCCGCAGAGGACGACATCACCGATACCGATGATGGTGATACCCGTATTTCAGCGGGTGCATTCTGGCCGGATATTGTGCTGCGTGAACTGCGTCTGGCGGTACGACTGCCGGGGCGCGTGACCACCTCCCGCCTGCTGCATACCGCCACCGGAGCTGTGGCACACGTTACCCGCGAGCTGGAAGCATGGCAGCAGGAACAGCAGGCGGCTGGCCATCAGACGCTGGCCGATGTTCCGGCACCCGTAATTAACGGAGAAAGCGTCAATCTCTGGCACTGGCGCAATGCGGTTTACACCGCCACACGCGCCCTGATTCTGGAGCGTTACCGCGATGCGGACACAACGGACAAGGGCGACCGCCGGGCGGACGCACTGGATATACAGACATCGGATTTGTGGCGCGATGTGAGCTGGGCCATCTCTGACATTCTGTGCCGCCCGCGAATCTTTGCGGAGTTGTGCTGATGAAAGTGAAGGCACTGGAAGGCGACACCGTGGATTCGCTCTGTTTCCGGTACTACGGCACGACGCAGGGCGTCACCGAAAAGGTGCTGGATGCCAACCCCGGACTCTGTCAGCAGGTATTTCTGGACGCCGGGCAGGAAGTGGAGATGCCGGAGCCGGAGAAGAAGAAACGAGAAATGATTCAGTTGTGGGGGGAGTAGCAGTGAGCACCATTCAAACAGGGATCACAGAGCAGGTTATTGCGTGGCTCTTTGACCACCTGCCAACGGTGTATGCAGTAGGCGCGGCGGTCAGCATTTCCGCGCTGATGAGTCTTTATGACGGACGAACACTGGTTCAGACCGTAACGGGATCGCTGGCGTGCGGCGTTCTTGCCATGGCCGTGGCCGGGTCGTTGCGCTTCTTCGGTTTTCCTGAAGATGCCGTGACGTTTATCGGCGCATCAATCGGTTTTATGGGCGCAGAGAAAGCACGCGACAAGGTTATTGCAGCCTTTAATCGCAGGGTGAAGGAGAAGGACGAATGAGCAACACATTTAAATTCAGCAGCCGGAGCGAAAAGAATTTGCAGGGCGTAAATCCTGATCTGGTGAAAGTGACCCGACGGGCACTGGAAATTTCGGAAGTGGATTTTGGTATCACCGAAGGGTTGCGCAGCCGTTACCGCCAGAAGCAACTTGTGGCCACAGGTAAGAGCCAGACCATGAACAGCCGCCACCTTACGGGACATGCCGTGGATGTTGTGGCTTATATCGGCAGCCAGGTGTCATGGGAGTGGCCGCTGTACGAAAAAATCGCAGCAGCATTCAGACAGGCCAGCCGGGAACTGAATATTCCGGTGGAATGGGGCGGCGACTGGAAGACCCTGAAAGACGGACCGCATTATCAGTTACCACACGGAGCCTATCCGGCATGAAGCTCTGGCCCACGCTGGGCGTCGCTTTCCTTCTGATTGCCGCATGGGGAACATCCATGCGTCTGTCGTGGTCGCTGGGCCGGGAGAACGCCAGAAACGAAGCGCAGGCCAGCGCCCTGAAAAGCACCGTCGACAACCTGAATATCATCAGCACCGGGGTACAGGATATGCAGCAGGTGCTGGCGCAACTCCGCGTGGAAAATCAACAGCGAAATCAGGACGGAGAGGCCAGACGTGAACAGCTACGCAACGATATTGCAAAAGATGAATGCGCCCACGCTTTGCCTGACGCTCGTTTTACTGACAGGTTGCGCAGGCACGCAGAACGCGCCACGGCCAGCGCCGTCAGTCCGGCTTATACCGCAGACGCTGACCATACCGGTAACACCTCCCCCCTTCCCTGACACTCCCACATGGGGAAATCTCGGTATATGGGGCGACCGCCTTCTGGATGCACTGGAAACCTGTAACGCGGATAAACGGGCCATTGAATTACTGGAACAGCGCAGACTGCAACGACTGAACAACGAGGACAACAACTATGCTGAAAACTGATTCCCTGCGTGAAGCCATGACCCGTTCATGCCGATGGTGTCAGGCCAACCCGGAAAAATTCACCATTTTCGTGGAGAGCGGCAACATTGAAACGACAGGAGAAACCCCATCGTTTGTTTACCGCTATCAGATGGTGATGTTTGTCATGGATTACGCCGGGGAGCTGGACGACCTCACGCTGCCGCTGCTGGCGTGGTTATCCGAAAATCAGCCACAGTTGTTGCTCAACCCTGAGCGTAATCAGGACATCAAATTTTCCGCCGTTATCAATGACGATGACAGCGCCGATCTCCTGTTTACGCTCCCCCTGCGGGAACGCGTTCGCATCACGCGCAGCAGTCAGGGCACACCGCAGGCAGAACACCTGCCGGAGCCAAAACCCCGCCTGCCCTCTTCCGAAGGCGACTGGTCGCATGTATTCCAGGATGTGACGTGGGGTGAAAGCGATGGATAAGGCATTCACCCGCGTGGATGAAACCTTTGAGGCCATCCGCGACAGCCTGAATCAGCAGGCCATCAATAACATCGCCAGAAAGCTGGCACAGGATTTACGCCGCGCCCAGCAGGCGCGCATCCGGTCACAGAAAGCGCCAGACGGGACCGCATGGACACCACGCAGACGCCGCGTAACCCGGATACAGGAACGCATTCGCTTTATCTGGAATAACGAAGCACGCACGCTGAAAAACTGGCATCACGACACGGGGAAATACGGGCGAACCATTACCGGGTGGGATGAGGATAAAAACAATATCCGCATGTTTTACCGGGATGACATCGACCGTTTTCTGGAAATACGCACCCGGCGCATCAACCAGGACAGCACAAAGCGCGTCCCCATGTTCGTAAAACTGCGCACCGCCCGCTACCTGAAAGCCCGTGCAGATGCTTCCGGTGTGACGGTGGGTTACAGCGGCGTGGCCGCACGTATTGCACGCGTTCATCAGTTTGGTGAGCGCGATCAGGTTGCGCCGGGCATTTTCACCGATTACCCGGTACGTGAGCTGCTGGGTATCAGTCAGGCAGATGAACGCCTGATTTATAACACGGTGCTGGGCCGGATTGCGGAGGCTGTACGGTGAGCGCAGAACTCATGCGACTGCTGAGCAATATCATCCGCACCGGGATCATCTCTGAAGTTGACGAGAAGTCCTGGCGCGTGCGCGTTCGCAGCGGCGAACTGGAAACAGGCTGGCTGCGCTGGAACACCACGCGCGCGGGAGCCTTCAATGTGTGGCTGCCGCCATCACCTGGCGAACAGGTGGTAATTGCCTGCATTGGCGGCAACCCGGAAACCGCCATGATAATTGGCAGCCTGTGGAGTGATGCCAATCCGGCCCCCGGCAAAAGCCTGAAAGAAATCGTGATCAGCGCGCCGGACGGCGCGGTGTTCCGCTACGACGCGGACGCAGGCGCACTGAGCGCCAGCGGCATGAAAACGGCCACTTTACAGGCATCCGTCAGCGTGAAACTGGACACGCCCGTCGTGGAATGCACAAACCTTCTGAGAACGGCGACGCTTGACGTCACAAAAGGGGGAAAGATGAGCGGCAATATCACGCACAGCGGCGGCGATTTCACCTCAAACGGCATCACAGTGCATACGCATAAGCACGGTGGCGTTAAAGGTGGCAGCGATTCGACAGGAGGCCCGCAGTGACAACCCGCTACACAGGAATGAATCCGGACGGGACGGGAAACCTGAACGATATGGAGCACCTGAAACAGTCAGTCAGGGACATCCTGATCACCCCGCTGGCAAGCCGGGTTATGCGACGGGAATATGGCAGCCTTGTGCCTGATTTGATTGACGAACCCATGAATAACACAACTCGTCTGCAATGCATGAGTGCTGCCGTGATTGCGCTGACACGATGGGAACCCCGCATTGCCCTGGACGCCATCGACGTTGTCTGGAAGGCAGGAGGCCGCGCCGGGGTGACGCTGTCGGGCACTGTCATGCAGACCATGCAGAATGTTGAATTAACCATCACGCTGAGAGAGTAAATCATGCCTGCTGTTGACCTTTCCCAGTTACCGGAACCCGCCATCATCGCGGAGCCTGATTTTGAGGCAATTCTGGCTGACACAAAGGCCATGATGATTGCGTCCTATCCTGCCGAACAGCGTGAAGCCGTCTCCGCCGCGCTGGAGCTGGAATCGGAACCCCTGAACGTTATCGCTCAAACCATGTCTTTTCGTGAAATGCTGTTACGCCAGCGGGTTAACGAGGGCGCACGCGCCTGCATGTTAAGCCACGGTTCAGGGACAAACCTGGACAACCTCGCGGGCAATATGAACACAAAGCGCCTGGTTATCACTCCGGCAACGGATACCACCGACGCGGTGATGGAGAGCGACACCTCGCTGAGATTGCGGGCGCAACGGGCGTATGACGGCCTGAGTGTTGCTGGCCCGTCAGGTGCATACGAGTATTTTGCACGCAGCGCCAGCGGTCTGGTGCGTGATGCGCGGGCCATCAGCCCGTCTCCGGCCTGTGTGACGGTTTCCATCCTGTCCACTGAGGGCGACGGCACAGCAACGGAGGCGTTGCTTAATACCGTTCGCGCCGTTCTGAATGCAGAGGATACCCGCCCGGTGGCCGACCGCCTGACCGTACAGAGTGCCAGAATCGTGACATGGCGGCTGAATGCAAAACTGTACTTTTACCCCGGCCCGGAATCCGAACCTATTCTGGCCGCGGCGGAATCGTCGTTCAGGAAGTGGCTGTCTGAGCAGGGGCTTATCGGTCAGGACGTGGCGTTGTCAGCCATTGCTGCCGCACTGCATGTGCACGGTGTGCAACGCGTGGAGATAATCGAACCCACACAAAATATGGCCATCAGCGACATACAGGCGGCGCGCTGTGAGTCATTCACCATCAGCGAAGGTGGGCGTAATGAGTAATTCACTGTTACCGCCATCAGCCAGCAATTTCATGCGTTGTGCCGAAGCTGTCGGAACGCGCATTACAGACACTCCGGTAGACCTCAACACGCTGTGGTCGCCGGACACCTGCCCGGTGCATCTGCTGCCTTATCTCGCCTGGGCATTTTCCGTTGACCGCTGGGATCGCAACTGGCCGGAAGAGACAAAGCGACAAGTGATTCGTGATGCATGGCTGATACACCGACACAAAGGGACCATCAGCGCACTGCGCCGGGCCATTGAGCCGCTGGGATACCTCATTCGTGTGTCTGAGTGGTGGGAGTTCGGCGGAGAACCGGGAACATTTACCGTTGAAGTCGGCACGCTGGACAGTGGCGTGACGGAGGAAATGTATCTGGAAATGGAGCGGTTGATTGCTGATGCCCGCCCGGTCAGCCGCCACATGACAGGGCTGAATATCATTCAGGAGATCCCGGGGGATATTTTCGCGGCGGCAGCAACTTACGACGGTGAAGTCATTACCATTTATCCGGACGATTAAGCATGAGTACCACAACACGAAAATTTAAAACCATTATCACTGATACTGGTGCCAAAAAATTAGCTCAGGCAGCCGCGCCAGATGGTAATCCTGTCCGCCTGACTCACATGGCCGTGGGCGACGGTGGCGGCACGTTGCCCACACCAGACAGTAAGCAGACCCGTCTGGTGCATGAGGTGTGGCGACATACTGTTAATCGCGTCATCCTGGACGCAACACATCAGAACCGCATTATTGCGGAGCTGGTTATTCCTCCTGAAACGGGAGGATTCTGGATCCGGGAAATTGGTGTGTTTGATGAGCACGGCGATTTAATCGCGGTGGGCAATACTGCCGAAAGTTACAAGCCAGCCGTTGCCGAAGGGTCCGGACGTGCACAAACATTTCGCACCATTCTGACAGTATCCAGCACTGCCACCGTGGCGCTTACCGTGGATAACACCATGGTTATGGCCACAGTGGATTACGTGGATAACAAACTGAAAGAGCATGAACAGTCACGACGTCACCCGGATGCCTCGCTGACCGCAAAAGGCTTTGTTCAACTCAGTAGCGCCACTAACAGCGATTCTGAAACGCTGGCTGCAACGCCGAAAGCGGTTAAGGTCGCGTATGATCTTGCTAACGGAAAATATACAGCGCAGGATGCCACAACAGCGCGAAAAGGCCTTGTCCAGCTTAGTAGTGCAACCAACAGTACATCTGAAACGCTGGCGGCAACATCAAATGCAGTAAAAGCTGCCTATGACAATGCTGAAAAACGTCTGCAGAAAGCTAAGAATGGTGAGGATATCTCTGACAAAGACACCTTTACGAAAAATATCGGTGCCTGCCGTGCATATAGTGCAGAGCTGAATATTGGTGGAGATAGTGAAGCATGGACAACTGCGCAGTTGATTTTTTGGCTAGAGAGTCAGGGGGCATTTAACCATCCTTACTGGATGTGCAAAGGCTCATGGGCTTATGCAAGTAATAAGGTCATTACAGATACAGGTTGCGGAAATATTTGTCTTGCAGGTGCTGTTGTGGAAGTTATTGGCACCCGCGGCGCAATGACCATACGCATTACCACACCGAGTACATCCAGCGGTGAAGGCATCCCTAATGCTCAATTTACTTATATTAATCATGGTGATGCTTATGCTCCTGGCTGGCGAAGGGACTATAACTCCAGGAATAAGCCAACAGCATCAGAGATCGGGGCGTTACCGTCAGATGGGACAGCAGTATCGTCAGTTAATCTGGCTTCAAAAGGTCGGCTGACCGCCCTGACAGATAATATGCAGGGGGCCACAGGTCTGGAGTTATACGAGGCGTATAACAACGGATATCCAACAACGTATGGAAATATCATTCACCTGAAAGGGATGACAGCCGTTGGCGAAGGTGAGTTACTCATCGGCTGGAGTGGTACAAGCGGTGCTCATGCTCCGGCATTTATTCGTTCACGACGGGATACGATCGACGCAAACTGGTCGCCGTGGGCGCAGCTTTACACCTCGGCTCATCCTCCTGCAGAGTTTTATCCAGTCGGTGCACCAATCCCGTGGCCATCAGATACCGTTCCGTCTGGTTATGCCCTGATGCAGGGGCAGACTTTTGACAAATCTGCATACCCGAAACTTGCAGCCGCTTATCCGTCAGGCGTGATCCCTGATATGCGTGGCTGGACGATTAAGGGCAAACCTGCCAGTGGTCGGGCCGTATTGTCTCAGGAACAGGACGGCATAAAATCGCACACCCACAGCGCCAGCGCATCCAGTACGGATTTGGGGACGAAAACCACATCGTCGTTTGATTACGGTACTAAAACGACCAGTTCATTTGATTACGGCACAAAAACCACAAATAGCGCAGGAGCTCATTCACACAATATACCTGTTGGTCACACTGGCGCGGGGAATGGTGTATCAGCCGGTTATAACGCTGCGTTAGGTACTGGTACCACGTCGAGCGCAGGAGAGCATGCTCACAATGTATATATCGGTGCCCATAACCACACTATCGGCATTGGTGCTCATGCCCATTCTGTCATTATTGGTCCCCACGGACACACCATCACCGTTAATGCTACGGGGAACGCAGAAAACACCGTAAAAAACATCGCATTTAACTATATTGTGAGGCTTGCATAATGACATTCAGAATGAGTGAACAATCACGGACCATAAAAATTTATAATCTACTGACCGGAACCAATGAGTTTATTGGTGAAGGTGATGCATACATTCCACCTCATACAGGTCTGCCTGCAAACAGTACCGATATTGCCCCGCCAGATATTCCGGCTGGCTTCGTGGCCGTTTTCAACAGTGATGAGGCATCGTGGCATCTCGTTGAAGACCATCGGGGTAAAACGGTTTATGACGTGGCATCAGGGGACGCGTTATTTATTTCTGAACTCGGTCCGTTACCGGAAAATGTTACCTGGTTGTCGCCGTATGGAGAGTATCAGAAGTGGAACGGCACATCCTGGGTGAAAGATGCAGAAGCAGACAAACTATTTCGGATAAGGGAGGCGGAAGAAACAAAAAACAGCCTGATGCAGGTAGCCAGTGAGCATATTGCGCCACTTCAGGATGCCGTAGATTTGGATATTGCGACGGAGGAAGAGGCATCGTTACTGGCTGCATGGAAGACATATCGGGTATTGTTGAATCGTGTTGATACAACAGTAGCAGCGGATGTTGAGTGGCCAGTCGCCCCACAATAAAAAGAAAAAGCCATCGACAGAAATATCGATGGCTTTATGTACTCTATTTATACAATACAGCACCGCTCTTTTTAGTTATATATGTGCAGTTCGATGGTATATCTTTATTTATAAAAGACATTGCACCTATTTTTACATTATCCCCAATTTTACGGGATAATCCAATGATGCAACAATTAGCTCCGATATCAACGTTGCTACCAATTTTTACTCTTGAACCAGGTATGTCACCATCTATCTGTCCAATGGTCGTATTCTGTCGTAACACCAGATTTTCACCAGCATCAACAGCAAAATGAACAACAATTCCAGCATGATGGGGAATTGTTAACCCTTTTCCAATATTTGCGCCCAATCCAATTTCACAACCAAATTTGTTAATTATTTTACTGTTTAACTTTTTGGCTGCTTTCTTATGTAATTTATTACCATTAATATACATTTCGTTAGCCAACCGCCACCAGAAAAGGAAATTCCGGTTACGCTGTTTTTTCTCTCTTAAAAGCCTCCAGATATCCATACGTTTCCGCCGAATTACTTCATATTTCCAGAAGTTTTTTAAATTAGTAGAGTTCCCAAATAAAACAAAGTGAATTGCCATTAAGTAAGACAGCACGATAATCTCCTTAATTATTATTTCAGACGACACATATTATAAGGTTAAGAGATTATAAAATCCTGTTGTTTGTTATTCAAAAACAATTTTCTGAGAAGGACATACAACAGCAAGTCGCCAGTCACCTTCATCAGGAAATTGGCGACATACGTTAAATCAGAGCAGCCCCTTAACTGAGCTGGTCGCGCTATTAAGGGATGATGTCACCTTATCTTTGAAGCCGGACAACATATCGCTGAACGATGAGGATTGCAGGCGCTCCCGCAAATCCTCATCACAGCGTTCAAGAGTCAGTGAAAATTCTATCTTTTTCGCCTTACCGTAGCGATCAAACTCGGAACGGGTCGTATTCGTTCCGGTCAGGACATACATGCCGTAAATCTGCCCGACGCCATCAATCAAAGGCCAGGGTCGTCCTGTATACGCCTGCGTGGTCAGCAGCGACAGCGACACTTCGCCACCTGTAATTTCAGGATAAAGCACACCAGAAAGAACGATGCGATCATCACCTGCACCGATATACTGCCAGCTTGCTGAACGGTTAACGCGTTCATTTTTCACATGCCGCCAGCTTTTGTTTTGCTGTAACTGCTGATGCGGCAGCGTGCGCAGCTCAAAAACAAACATGCCGTAGATCATCATCATGGCCATGACTCCTCAATCTTTATCGTAAAAACTGCCACGCCCGGCACGGGCGCGCCGTTCCATTTCTGCCCTGACCATTTCACCGACCAGTTTCGCCAGTTCGCGGGGATTCTGCGTAACAACGTTATGCAGATGAACATGAATTTCACCACCAAATTCGGAGGCAACAGGCTCCCGGTTACGGGAAGTTACAGGAACTGATGCCACTGGAGATCGTATAGCCTCCGCCACCGGGCGGGAGCTGGCCGCAACAACAGTGACCAGCGCCGGAGGCAGCGGAGCCGGGACCACGGGTGTGATATTAATTGCGGGGGCAGGCTTACTGACCTGCGCAATCTTCCGCTCCTGCCACTCCCCACGAACAGCAAGTGCCCGGGGCAGGTTTTTAAAGACAATATCGCCGGGGCCAATGCGTTTTTTCGTCTCCTCAACCAGCTTACCTGTGTTATCAGCAATTTTGCTGAGTCTGCGCAGCGTACCGGTATTGCTGTCTGTGAGCGGTTTATTGTCTTTGGGGTTATCACCTCCGGTGCCATTGCCATTTTCCACAGGCTTCGGCGGATTGATTTTCGCCAGGTCCCCCTGAAGCAAGGCAACCTTGTCCTGAAGAATGGCCGCACGCTGTGCGTCTTCGATTTTCTTGCGCGCCCTTTCCGCTTCATCCGGAAGCACACCAAGCTTTTCAAGTATCCACGCCAGCGTATCCAGCAACATTTTTGCAGGTGTCAGAACAAGTTGTAACGCACCGCCAAGAACGTTACCGAATATCTCGCCAGCACTGGTACATTTATCCAGAGTTTCCTTGCTGGACTCCATCGGTGACAGCAGCGATTTAAACCAGTTAAACACCTGGCTGATCCCACTCCCGATTGCGTCAAAAACAGGACTAAACCGTTCAAAGGTTTCGCGCAACGGGGTCAGCCTTTCCATAATCCCGCTGAACACCCCGGCAAAAAATGCCCTGATGGGATCCCAGTATTTCCAGATAAGAACGGCAGCTCCGGCAAGCGCAGCCACGATAAGACCAACCGGACTGAACAACGCCCCGATAGCGCCTCCCAGCAAAGAAACGGAACCCGTCACCATTCCCCATAGTGCTGGCAGAACCCTGACAGCATTCATTGATCCGGTCAGGAGGGAAAAACCAAGACGCAGTTTTGCCAGCGGGCCAGCAAGCACACCAATAGCCAGCGACAACGAGCCAACCGTTGCAGTCATTGCCAGCAGTGCACCGCCTGCAATCAGTAGCTGGCGCGTCAGTGCGGGATGGGCCTGCGCCAGCGCCGTCACCTTTGATACCACACGCGTGAGCCACTGCGTGACAGAACGCAGCGGACCGTCAATCAGATCTGCAATGCGGATGCGCAACCCTTCCCATGCACTGCTGAGTGATTTCAGATCGCCGTCAAGGTTGTTGGCCATAACCTTTGCCGTGCGTTCAGCCTCACCGCGCGCACCTTCAAGTTCTTTTCTCAGTTTGGGTAAGGAGCCGTCACCTGCCGCATCAACGAGGGCCATAAATGATGTGAAAGCCTCTTCTCCGGCAATGTCCTTAAAGAACGATACCCGGTCAACTTCCCCGTATTTGCGGGTAGCTTTATAAAGGTCAGCCAGCACATCCTCCATCGGACGCATTTTGCCCCCGGCATCCGAGACAGACACGCCAAGCTCTTTCAGCGCCTCTGCTGCCGCCTTTGGCGGTGATGCCAGACGAGCCAGGCTGGCACGCATTGCCGTCCCGGCATCACTCCCTCTGATACCCATATTCGCCAGCACGCCCGCCATCGCTGCGGCCTGCTCCAGCGATATTCCCAGCTTGCCCGCCACCGGACCTGCATATTTCATGGTTTCGCCCAGTGCGCGAAGGTCAGTGTTGGTACGGGTAAATGCTGCGGTGAGCGTGTCGCCAACCCGGTCCATCTGGTCAGCAGAAAGGCCGAACTGCGTCAGGATATTTGAGCCAATATCCGCCGTCTCGCCGAGATCCATGCCGCCAGCCGTTGCCATGCTCAGCACGCCCGGAAGCGCAGCCTGAATGGCCTGCGGAGTGAAGCCAGCCATTGCAAGAAATGCCTGCCCACTGGCGGCATCGCCTGCGGTGAACTGCGTTTCAGAGCCAAGTTTTAACGCCTGCTCACGCAGAGCCTTAAACTGCGGGCTGTTTTTGTCGATTCGCGTCAGTGCCTGAACGCGGGACATCTCTTTGCCGAACCCGATCGCAGGCTGTAAAAAACGCCCGGCAGCATAGCCGCCAGCCGCTGCCGCACCAATTGCCAGCGCACCACCTGTTTTCAGTTTTCCCGCGGTTTCCTGCACGCGCGAATACCGCTCACGCGCCCGCGTTACACGCGCAAGCGCCTGCCGTTCGCGTTCAAGCTGGTTGTTGTACTGTTCGGTGCGTCTGATGGCCTGCTGGATGGTGTTATCGCTGCCTGTCAGGGAAATGCCGTGGCGTTTCAGCTCTCCGCCAAGCTCCCGCATTTTCTGAATTTCCCGTGTGCGCGATTCATTCAGGCGTTCAAGCCGGGTGCTTAACTGCTGCATCAGCTTTTGTTGTTTTTCGCTGAGCACTGTACCCGTGCGTTGTAACTGATTAAGGGCGTTAAGCTGGCGTCGTGCTTTCACGATACCCGCATCCGCTTTACTGACAGCGTCGCGGGCGCGCTCAAATGAACGCGCCTGACGCTCGAGATTTTTGATCGCCCCCTGCGTTCGCTGGATGGAGTCACCAAACTGCCCCATCAGGCGGCGGGCGTTTTCGGCAGGCCGGGTCAGCCTGTCAACGGCGCTGAAAGCGACCCGGATATCAAGAGTCTTCATTGTCTGCATTCCCGCTGCGAAGTGCCGCCCGCTCACGCCAGCTAACCACTTCACCGGGCGTCATCATGAAGATTTCGGCGGGCGACCAGTTAAAAATAACGGCAATATCTGCCACAAAGTCTTCTATGTGCTCAAAGCACACAACCGTGATCAGGCTTCCGTCGCCTGTTCGTTCTTCCCGCCAGAGTCCGCACCGCTCAAAAAATTTACGGCAACCACACATAACTGAATAAAGTCACGGGATGCCATTTTTTTGATCGTCACTTCATCCAGTCGCGGTGATGTCACGCGTGACAGCAGCGTAAACATGGCTTCCGCTTTCAGATTCAGCACATCAGACAGCGACAAATCTCGCAGAGATCCAGCCTGCTTAATAGCCCCGGAGATCTCCACATACGTGATTTTTTCGCCGCCTCGCTCAATTGGTTGGGTAAGTTTTACGCCACACTCACTGGTTTCTTTCACAGTGTCAGCAACTACCGTGTTTTCGGTATCGATGTTTTTCGTCTCTTTCATCAGGAAACTCCTTTCAGTCAGAGGCGACGCACTGCGCCGCCTGCATATTACTTATCAGCCAAGCCCGAGCGCGGAACGGATGCGATCGGGCACAATGTCCTTGCCGTCCTTCCGGTAAATGAAGTTCAGCAGGTCAATCTCCCACAACGGGCGATCGTTAACACTCAGCTTGTAGTAGGTGTTTTTAATGGCGTAAGTGTGTGATGTGGCTTCGCCCTGTTTGGCTTCCCCCATATCAATTTCCGTCACACGTCCGCGCATTTCGACTTCATACAGGTCGCTTTCTGCATCGGTGTAATATTCACCCGCAAAACGCAGCAGCGTGCCGTCAATCGTGCCGCCATACTTAAGGAACAGCTCACGAACTGCGCCCCCCATGACAAAGCTCGCATCAAGCGCGGAGTCGTCCAGACCGAGATCAATACTTACCGCACCCATCATGCCACCACCCCGGTAGCTGTCGGTTTTGCGCGTCAGCTTAGGCAGAGTGACGGACGTCACCTTACCCACTTCGTTTTCACCATCCACAAACAGCGTAAAAAAGCGAAGATGTTTTGACACAGCCATCAGGCACCTCCCAGCACCGCAAATGCGGGACCAAAGAATTCATCAGTAAACGTCTGGTAAAGCTCCATGTCTTCCAGTGGCGGAACGGGCGTATATTTGTAGCGAATACGCACACGCCCCTGACGTAAATCCGTGGTGCCGTTATCCACCACGTCATACCAGCACGACGCCCCAATCAGTTTCCCGGCAGTAACCAGTGAATCCAGTTTTGCCCTGATGGCACTGATAACATCTTTCACGTTCGCAGGCGTCAGTGGACTGTCGATGGTTTCAAACTGCGCTTCCGCAATTGAATCAGCCAGCACCTGTGCGGTTCGGGTATACACCTCAAAGATGTAGGCGTTCGTTTCCGGTGTGCGGTTGCCCCAGAAGCGGAACCCGTTGCGACGAATAATGGTCGTGATTTCTTTGTTGTTGAGGCTGTTGGCATCACTGTCTTCGGCCTGCAACGACCAGAACACATGCCTCGACATCCCCAGCACATTCTTAACCGGAACGTTGGAGAGTGATTTGTGCCATCCCTGCTCATGGTCAATGTACGCACGAAGGCCGCACGCATAGGCAGGCGCGGGGAACGTTTCGTTTTTGCCACTTTTCGGGTTGTAGGCGATGAAGTCCGGCCATAAGAGCATCACCTCACGTTCGTTGAATTTCTGGCGGTAGGTAATCGCATCAGCCATCGTGTCACAGCCATGACATGAGGCATACACAAACGCGCGCAGTTTACCCGCAATCACGCACAGGGATTTTGTCACCGCCTCCGTATCCAGCTCCGGCGCGGCCAGAATACGCGGACGGTATCCGATGCTTTCATCCTGCTCTGCAACAAGCAGCGCATACATCCCCGTATAGCTGCCGTCAGATTCAGAACCACCGATAACCAGTTGATCCTGCGTCTTTCCGTCTTCTTCTTTGTGTTCAGCCACGCGAACGACGATCACCTTTGTGCTCACCTGGTCTGCAATGGCCTTAAGCGCACGATAAAGCGTCCCCGTTGTCCCGCATTTTCCCAGCACGTCATTGACGCGGGTCAGCAGTGTGGGCTTGTTCAGCGGGAACAGCTCCGCGTCCGCATCATCCGCCGTTGCCACGATACCGATAACACTGGAATCAACATCATTAATCGCTGTTACCAGGTCGGTACTTTCCGTAACACGGGCACCATGAAAACGAGTTTCACTCATAGCTTCAGCCCCTTGTATCCGTTAAATGATTCGGCAACAATCATCACCCACCACGCGCGTAATCTCACTCCTGCGCCGTTCTCCCGCCACGGCGACAACAAAAAGCAGTAACCCCCTCCGCACGCACATGCGACCATGCCGCACAGGGAGGGAACAGATGACCGACACCACCATGCAATTGCTCAGTCAGGGCACAGACCCCGTGAAAATGCCGGATTTTGATATTCTCGCGGAGGGTAAAACGCTGTCAGGCGTGGCAGAGCGCCTGATGAGCCTGTCACTGACCGACAACCGGGGATTTGAAGCGGACCAGCTCACCATCACGCTGGATGATGCGGATGGTCAGTTGCAGCTACCGCCACGGGGCGCGCGCCTGACGGTTCTCATTGGCTGGAAAGGAGAACCGCTGACAGAAAAAGGCACTTACATTGTTGATGAAATCGCTCACGAAGGACCGCCGGACAGGCTGACTGTTTCAGCCAGAAGCGCAGATTTTCGGGATGAATTTAACGTTAAACGTGAGGTGTCCTGGCATGATGTGACCGTTGAGCGTGTGGTATCCGCCATCGCTCATCGGTATGGTCTGAAACCGCAAATCAGCGAAATGCTGATGGATATCGAAATCGACCACGCCGACCAGACCGAAGAAAGCGACATGTCCTTCCTTACGCGCATGGCGGAAATGCTGGGCGCAATCACCACAGTAAAAAGCGGCAATCTGTTATTCATCATGCCAGGTGGTGGCGTGAACGCACAGGGCCAGCCGTTGCCCTCGTTCGCCATTACACGCAGCAGCGGCGATCGCCATCAGTTCCGTATTGCTGACCGCGAGGCGTATACGGGGGTACGCGCCTACTGGCTTGATCTTAATTACGGGAAAAAGAAAAAAGTCAGCGTGAAACGCCGTAAACCGCCAAAACCCAAAAAGGAGAAAAGCAGCAGCCGTGAAGGTGATTATATGGAAGGCGCGGAAGGCAATGTGTTTGTGTTACGCAAGACTTATCAGAACGAGCAGGCAGCAAGACGCGCAGCGGCGGCAAAGTGGCAGCAGCTACAACGCGGAGCCGCAGCGTTCTCCATCACACTGGCACGTGGACGCGCAGAACTCTACCCCGAAATGCATGGCACGGTAACAGGCTTTAAAAGCGAGATTGATAATCAGGACTGGATTATTGCGAAAGCCGAGCACACCATTGATAACAGCGGCTTTACCACGCAGCTTGAGCTTGAGGCAAAAATCCCGGAATGGATAGCAGAATGAGACTCTTAAATGTATTAGTCCAGACACGTACTAGCGGGCTAAACGGCACAGTCTTATCTGACCATCTGCCCCTAACACAGAGCAGACGGTCCTTGATCTTACCCACTAATAATGGACGCGCGACTAATATAATTTATTGCTTTTTATTTATACCTCACTGAGATTTAGCGAGCTAATATATTCAAAGAATTTAACAATTGAGTGTCGAGTGTTTCAGTTGCAGGAATCGGTAATCCATTCGCAATGCGGTAATTTTTCACAGACAGCCTTGTGGATGGCCCCATTATGCCGTCAATATTTCCGTTATAAAATCCCCTGTCCAGCAATGCGAACTGAACTCGCATAATCAATCGCTTACGTTTCTCTGCATCAGAAGCAAGCCCATTACTCGTACGGTTAACCTCTGAAGTTCCAACAGAACTCGTGTTAGTGGTTCTATTATTATCGTTAGAACGAAGTGCACGCACCGAGGAAGAGGACGATGAGGAACTTGCACCTGAACTTGAAGAACCAGATGAACGTGGTGAGCTGTATGTTTTTGGATAATAGGGGGTACTTCCACCATAGTATCCACCACCTGATGAGGATCTATGAGAGCTATGGCTCCTATGAGAGCTATGGCTTCGATGCCCTGCGATATAAAATGGGACTTCCGTGTTAAGTGGAGCTATCACTAAATCATGCTCATTAAGAGTCATACCAGGTAAATCACTCGCTCCTGTAGATGAATCGCTTGCCCATACAGAATTGTTGAGAGCCAAAAATCCCGGAAGTAGAGCAGCAAAATTAAACTTTTTCATAAAATTGGTCTCGGTGATTGATGAAAACGGCCTTTTGAGGAACTGAAATAGCCAGCACAGGAAGGCTTCTGAGTACATTCATCACATTCTTTTGGATAGTAATTTTTCCAATCAGAGATCGACTGAACAGCAAGCTCCCTAGCCCTTTCAGGAAGATAACACAAAGGATAATTAAAAATTGTCAGAGGTATGCCTGACCTGTATGCAGCGTCTATGGCAGAGATTATTTTCTCACTATAACTACTGTGATCAATGAAGATGGTGGACCAGTTTTTTCGTGCCCAACCGATAGGCTCCAACCCCATAAGGGAAATCTGATTGATGTTGGAGAACACACGGCCAGCGAATTCTACAATATCATCCAATTCGGTATAGTTAGCCAGTGTAGGAATAACTCTAAGTTCGATATTAATCCCCAAGTTTCCTGCATTGATTAACCCTTTAACCGTTTCATTAAATGCGCCATCACTCCCTACCAGATGATCATGCACAAGTGGTCTTGATGAGTAGAGCGGGATACCAAAGGTGATTTTGATCTTTTTGCTTCGCTTTGCCATTTCCTGTGTAAAGTTGATATCAGCAAATTTGCGTCCGTTTGTTAAAACATGTAAAGCAGTATCTGGTGAATTCTCGATGATAAAATCAATGAAGTGAAGGAAGTCATCCCCATATAGCAAAGGTTCACCACCGCTGACCCCAACAACTCCGTTCAAGCCAAATGAAGCTATAGCAAGAGCTGATTGGGTAAGTAGCCAGTCATCATTTATTTTCTTTGGTGGCTGCGAACAAAACAGACACAAGTTATTGCAGCGTTCCGTAACTAAGACAGTATTATGATTGGCTTTGCGTGACAGAATAACGCGTATCATATTGCCATTGTTGATTATCCCAATATCTCCATCTTCAATTGACTCAAATAATTCAGTGCTAATAACAGAGAAATCAAAGCATGGTGGAATGGCATCATTATTGCCTTCAGCAACTACTAGCAAATTGGGCAAAAAGAATAAAGGGTTCACTGGTTTTTGTTTGCATAACCGATAGAACCCCGTGGGCACGTTCTCTGTAGAAGCAAAATGAAAGATATCGTTCCTGATAACCTCAGACATATGCCCATCCTTTTAGCATCTCAGCCTTCGAACCACCCTCTGAGATGCAGTTCATCAGATACCTGAACATCCCCTTGTGATATTGACAAAACGTTGAACGACTCCTATCACCGACAGGCTCACCCTGTACACTTATGTTCTGGCATGGATCTGAACCACAAAATGGTTGATATGCACATGTATCACAACCTGGCAGAGCAAAATTGAACGATGAACTCAATACTGCGTTATAGTAAGGACTATCAGAAAATGATAGCGTCTTAACTTCACCCGCACTGAACTCCGTTTCAGGATTCACCTTCTGCAACATACGGCTCTCATCGCTACCATATACTCGACCGTCATAATTGAAAAGAATACTGTTAAGCACGACTCCACTTGGAGACTTTAAATCCGCATAACCACTAAAACCGGGATTGAAGATCCTTTTCAGATGAATGGAGGCCGAATGTTCCACAACCCTTATCCCTTCATTATTAATCTTAAGGATTTCATCTATCAACGAGGCATAGAAGCTGAAGTATTCGTCCATAGAAAAGGTGAAAGAAGCTTTTTGTGCAAACCCATAGGGACTAACAGGTCGGATAAACATGTCCTTGAGACCAAGAGACAAGTGAGCCTGAACAATCGATTCAGGACGTTTGATAAGCTCTTTAGTAACTGTAGTAACCGTTGCAACGCGGCCAGCACCTAAAGAGTGTTTGATAGCCTCTACCCCTGACACTGTTCTACTGTACGCAAGCCCACGACCAAGAATTCGATTACTGTTGTGAACAACTTCCTCACCATCAAGCGACACAGAGAACGTTATGTTCCGGTCTCTCGACCATTCAATCATATCCTCATTCAAGACGGACAGACTTGATGCCACCACCATCTCAAAATTGGTTCTTCCCAGCGTTTCAGCACATTGATCATAGATGCTCTGAATTAAATCAAACCGCAAGAGAGGCTCCCCACCCTGTATCTCTATTTTGTAAGGTGGCGTTGATAGTTTTTTAATAGCCGAAATAATATCGGGGATGAGCTCAGGATTTAGGTCGTAACCTGAGGCATTAACAGAAGCTCTACTAACCTGGCAATACTTGCATGTATGGTCACAACGTAATGTGGGTACAATCATGAAAATTGGCCTGACAGCCAGTTCATTCATCAATCGTTTTGCAAAAGCAGAACTTAAAGCATAGGGAGTTATAGCAGATGAGCTTTCACTGGTTATGAAAAGCTTACTTTCTAGCACGTTTGATTGCTCCGAACTAATTCGCTCATCAGAAAGATCAATAAGGTCTTGCTCACCAATGAAATGATGAAAACCTGCAAGGTTGCTTATAAACACCTGTCCATTAGGCAATCTGTCAAAATTAAATGGCATCAATTCCATTATGAAAGCCTCTCATCAACACTGCGAAGCACTTTATGGACAATAGAGTCTCTCAACGCCCCTGTTTTATGCTGTAGCTTTTCTCGCAAAGAGTAATCATTAAGCAGCCTATCGAATTCATAAAGGAATTTGGGATTATCGTTTTCAAAAGAGATTATCCAGTGGGAAACGTCTTCATGGAGTTTCCATCGAGTAAGCGGAGTCATCCAATATAGACTATTGCGTATAACCCATTCAGAATATAGTTCTTTCTCAAACACTCTTTCGCTCATTGCAATTATCTTCCAATACAAATATTCATGATCAGCAACCACTTTAAAGCGGATTTTTCCTATGGCAACAATAATATAACATATCCATAGATATGTTACAGATGCCTTGTTTCCCGTTGACTAATACATCACAACGTTAGTAATGGCTATCACAATTGTGAACTTCCACTTTTCACACAAGACAAGCTGTTAATTGGAATCTGTATCAGTACAACTTAGAATAGAGGAAGCACCACAGTAAGGGAGGTCGCTATGTTCCGTTGTCCACTTTGTGGCGCATCTGCCCGTATCCGCACTAGTCGTCCGGAAAATGATTCAAACACTGTGCGGCAAAAGTGGATTTGCCCCTATATTTCCAGACATCTGTTATCACTTAACCCATTACAAGCCCGCTGCCGCAGATATTCCCGTGGCGAGCGATAACCCAG